CTTAACCAAGGTAAAGTACCTATACAAGAATTAACTAGTTCTAGTGGTCAAGGTAAAATACAAAGTTTAATACAAACTTATCAGTATTACTTACAAATGATACGTGATGTAACCGGACTTAATGAAGCTCGTGATGGTAGTGATACAGACAAGAACAGTTTAGTAGGTTTACAAAAGTTAGCTGCTAACGCATCTAATACTGCTACAAGACATATATTAAACTCTAGTTTATGGTTAACACTTAGAACATGTGAAAACATATCTTTAAAAGTTGCTGATTCATTAAACTATCCTTTAACTTTAAACTCTTTAAAAAGTTCTATATCTACTTACAATGTAGGTACATTACAAGAAATACAAAATTTAAATATACATGATTTTGGTATTTATTTAGAACTTGAACCTGAAGAAGAAGAGAAAGCGCAGTTAGAGCAAAACATACAAATGGCTTTACAAAAAGGTGGTATTAATTTAGAAGACGCTATAGATATACGTCAAATTAAAAACCTTAAACTAGCTAATGACGTATTGAAACAAAAACGTAAAAAACGTCAAGCGCAAGAACAAGCTAATCAACAAGCAAATATTAAAGCTCAAGCAGAAGCGCAAGCTGAATCAGCTGAAAAAGTAGCATTATCAGAAGTACAAAAACAAGAAGCTATATCAGGTTCTAAAGTACAATATGAGCAAGCTGTTAATCAAATGGAAATACAGCGCATGCAAATTGCTTCACAACTTAAGCAACAAGAAATGGAGTTTCAACACCAGTTTGATATGCAGTTAAAAAATATAGAAGTTGAAGCGATGAAGTTAAAAGAAAATATGATCGAAGATCGTAAAGATAAACGTAGCAAAATGGAAGCTACACAACAAAGCGAATTAATTAGTCAAAGACAAAATGATTCTTTGCCTAAAAACTTTGAACAACCAGACATGGCTGGAACAATGCCGATTGTCTAATTATTAATTATTTAATTATATTATATTATGTCAGAAGAAACAAAAACAACTGAACCTGTTAAACAGGAGGGTGACTTTAAAATAAAGTCAAAAACAAAAGTTAAAAAGTTTACTGAAAAAAAAGAAGAACCAGTTAAAGTAGATCTTACTAAAGATCCTAATGTAAAAGCTGAAGAACCTATTAAAGTAGATTTAACACAGAAAAAAGAAGAAACAGATGCCATTCAAATCGGAGAAACAGAGAAGGTGGATGTGGGCGAACAAACCGGAGATGGCAAAAGCGTGGACGTTGGAGGAGAAACAGCCGTTAAAGAGCCCAGCACGCCTATTGAAGAAGTTGCCAAGGTGGAAGAAAAGCCAATACTTAAGCAAGAGCAAGTAGTAACAGAAACTCCAAAAATTGAGTTACCAGAAAACGTAGAAAAACTTGTAGAGTTTATGAAAGAAACTGGTGGCACTATAGAAGATTATACAAGACTCAACGCGGATTATTCTAACGTTGATGAAAATACTTTATTAAAAGAGTATTATAAAAACACTAAACCACATTTAAGCGAAGATGATCTTTCATTTGTAATGGAAGAAAATTTTTCATTTGATACTGATTTAGATGAGGAGCGAGATATCCGAAGAAAAAAACTCGCAAAGAAAGAAGAAATTGCAAAAGCAAGAAAGCATTTAGAAGATTTAAAGGTTAAATACTATGACGAGATTAAGTTAAGACCGTCTACAAATCAAGATCAACAAAAGGCTTTAGACTTTTTCAATCGATACAACAAAGATCAAGAGTTAGCTACGCAGCAGCACGAAAGATTTGTTAACGACACTAAACAATTATTTACTAATGATTTCAAAGGTTTTGATTTCGAAGTTGGTGAAAAGAATTTTAGATATGGAGTTAAAGATCCTAATGCTATTGCAGAAAACCAATCAAACATTAACAACTTCGTCGAGAAGTTCTTAGACAGTGAAGGTAATGTTAAAGACACGAAAGGTTATCACAAAGCTATGTATGCTGCTCAAAATATAGATCGTATTGTAAACCATTTTTATGAACAAGGTAAAACTGATGGGATTAAAAATGTTATGAATAGTTCCAAAAATCCAACACTAGATGCTCCGCGTCAAAGTGCAGGTGAAGGAGTTAGCATAGGTGGTTTTAAAGTACGCGCTATAAACGGAGTAGATAGTTCTAAGTTGAAAATTAAAACAAGTAAATTTAACAATTAAAACTAAAAAACAATGGGTGTATTAAGTCCTCAATTTGGAAGTTTAATACCTTCACTAACTACACAAACTTTAACTAGTAATTATTTAAACTTTAATAGTGGTGGTGGGAATGACTTCGCACAACAATATCTACCGGAAATTTATGAAGCTGAGGTAGAGCGTTACGGAAACAGAACGTTAAGTGGCTTCTTAAGAATGGTTGGCGCTGAAATGCCAATGATGTCTGATCAAGTAGTTTGGTCTGAACAAAATAGATTACACATAGGTTATGACGGTGTAGCATGTTCTGCTGTTGGAGCAAACGCGGGTAATAGAATTACTTTACCAGGTGGTGTTACTAACACAGTATTTGTTAACATGACTGTTGTAATCATGGATCCAGCTAATCCATCATTTACTGTAAAAGCAATTGTAGTAGCTACAGGTGCTGCAGGAGCAGGTGGTGCAGGTGGAGCTCAAAACTTCGATGTTTTACCTTATACTAGAGTTAATGTAAACGCTGGTGCAGCTGGTTTAACTGGATTAAAAGTATTTGTATATGGTTCTGAATTTGGAAAAGGTTCTGTTGGTCCTGCTACAGGAACTTCTGGACAATCTATCCAACCTCAGTTAACTACTTTCAGTAACAAACCAATTATCATCAGAGATAGATACGCTGTAAGTGGATCTGACACTGCTCAAATTGGTTGGGTTGAAGTAGCTGCTGAAGACGGAACTTCTGGATACTTATGGTATTTAAAAGCTGAAGGTGAAACTAGATTACGTTTCGAAGATTACTTAGAAATGGCAATGATTGAAGGTGAACTAGCTAACAACGTACAAGCTGGAACTATTTCTGGAACTGCTGGTCTTAGCTTTGCGGCTGGAGCAACTGCAGGACAAATAGGTACTGAAGGTTTATTTGCTGCTATCAACAATGGTGGTAACGTACTTTCAGGATATGCTGGATCTTTACAAGATTTTGATGCTGTATTAGAAAACTTAGATTCTCAAGGAGCTATCGAAGAAAACATGTTATTCTTAGATAGAAAAACTGAGCTATTGTTTGACAATATGTTAGCACAACAAAATTCTTACGGAGCTGGAGGTACATCTTACGGTGTATTTGAAAACTCTGAAGATATGGCTTTAAACTTAGGTTTCTCTGGATTCAGAAGAGGTTCTTATGACTTCTACAAAACTTCATGGAAATACTTAAACGACGCGTCAACAAGAGGTGGTTCTACTAACTTTGTTAACGGTGACAATATCGATGGTGTATTAGTTCCTGCTGGAACTTCTACAGTATACGATCAGTTACTTGGAACAAACATTAGAAGACCTTTCTTACACGTAAGATATAGAGCTTCTCAAGCAGATGACAGAAGAATGAAATCATGGCTAACTGGTTCAGTTGGTGGTGCTTCTACTTCTAATTTAGATGCAATGGAAGTAAACTTCTTATCTGAAAGATGTTTATGTGTACAAGCTAGAAATAACTTCGTATTATTTACAGCTTAATATTTATTGTAATATTTACCCTCGTAAAAATTACGGGGGTAATTATTACTCTTATATTTTTTAACTATTTAATTATATTATATCATGTCAAAAACAAAAGAAAAAGAACCTAAGGCTAAAAGCACTTGGGAAATAAAAGATAGAAACTATTTTTTAACAGGTGATAGAGAACCTTTAACATACACGTTAAAATCTAGACACACGGAAAAATATCCGTTATTGTACTTTGATAAAGAATCAAATACACAAAGAGCATTGAGATATGCTACTAATCAAAACTCACCGTTCGTTGATGAACAAAAAGGAGAAGTTACATTAAAACATATTATGTTTAAAGACGGATCTTTATTTGTACCTAAAGAACAACAAGCTTTACAAAAGCTTTTATCATTATATCACCCAGATTTAAATGGAAGATATGCAGAATTAAAACCGCAAGCAATTGCTCAAGATCAATTAGTTGATTTACAACTAGAGATTATGGCATTAAACGCTGCAAAAGATATGGATATAGAACAAGCTGAAGCAATCCTAAGAGTTGAAATGGGATCTAGCGTTTCTGATTTATCATCTAAAGAATTAAAAAGAGATATATTATTATTTGCAAAAAGAAATGCTCAGTTATTTATTAGTTTAGCTAAAGATGAAAACGTAATGTTAAGAAACTTTGGTATAAAAGCAGCTGAAGCAGGAATTATAAGTTTATCTCAAGATCAAAGAACCTTTGTTTATGGTTCTAACAAACGTAAATTATTTACAATACCATTTGATGAAAACCCTTACTCAGCACTAGCTGCATGGTTTAAAACAGATGAAGGAGTAGAAGTTTATAAAACTATAGAGAAAAAAATCTCTTAACCTGTAATACTAATATATAGGGCTCGTTCACTCGAGCCCATATATTATAATAAATACACTAGAATGGCAATAAACGTAGACACTGTATATAAAACAGTCTTATTAATACTTAACCAACAACAAAGAGGATATATGACACCTGATGAGTTCAACAAAGTTGGAACTCAAGTGCAGTTAAATATATTTGAAAAGTATGAAGATGATTTAAACCAACAGTATCGTATGCCACAAAATGATACTGAATACGCTAATCGCGTAAAAAATATTGAACAAAAATTACAATTTTTTCAAAGAACAGGTGCTACAACTTATAGCGCTGTTAATGGTAATTTTGCTTTAACACCTACAGATATATATAGACTTGGTAGCGTTTATTATAATGGTGAAGAATTAACACAATACTCACAAAGAAGTGAGATAACACAACTTCTATTATCTCCACTTACAAAACCAACAACTGATTTTCCTGTTTATTTATACGAACAAGATTTATTATATTTGTATCCTACAACTATACAATCAGGAATCACTATATCTTATTTAAAAACTCCTGCTGATATAAACTGGGGTTATAGTGTTGGCACGTTAGGTCAGTTTTTATATAATGCAGGTACATCTGTAAACTTTGAATTAAGCGTAACAGAGCAAACAAATGTTGTAACTAAAATACTAGCATATGCTGGAGTTATAATAAATGACCCTACTATTATACAAGTAGCGGCGCAAGAAATAGCACAAGAAGAACAAAATTCAAAAATGTAAAACATGGCAAGACCTGATGGTGGATTAATCCAAGAAACAAACTTACAATATTACGCGGGCGCGCAGATTATATATACTTCAGTTGCTGCAACTACTGTTTATACGTTTACCTTTAACACTCAATTAGTTTTAGGTAGTTCTACAAGTTGGGCGCCAACAGATCCTGATTTTGGTTTAAACAATTTTAGAATATACACTAGTCCAAACGGTATAAACAACTGGACAGAGTACATAACTACATATAGTTTAGTTAACAATTCTAATGGTAGTACAATAACTTTAGGTAATGGCCAAAACATAGGTACTTATGTAAAGGTACAATTAAAAGCAGGTGCTGTAGCTAATAACTACGGNGGGTATGAATATACTAAATTAAAAGACATTATAAACAACTTCATGGTTGCTTATGTTGGTCAAGACAAACTTATACCAAACGTAAGAAGAAGTGATGTTATATTCCACGCTAAAAGAGGTTTATCTGAATTTAGCTTTGATACATTAAAAAGTATTAAGTCACAAGAACTTACTGTTCCACCAAGCTTGTCTGTAGTTATACC